GTGGCATTTGCCCTCCCATTGGAGGCATTTCTCCCATTGGAGGCCCTTGTACTTGCTGTTGATTCTCTCCTTCAAAATCTGTTGGAGGTAAGTCTTTTTTTCTTTGACTAATCATTCTGCTTTGTTGTGACGCCTGTTTCTCTGTTCTTTTATCTTTTCTATCTTCTATTTCTTTTTCTTTTGAACCTTTTGAATTAGCTTCAATCTCAGCTAATTGCCTATCGTATTCGAATTGCTGAGCCATCAAATGCTTTTTACCTTCTAGCTCTACTTGCATCCTTTGTATCTCAAACTGAGATTTTGCATTTTCTAAATTAACATGTTGCTCAGTCAATGCTTGTTGTTTTTGAACCTCAGCTAACGCAGCTTGCTCATTTGTTTTAGCGTTTGCTTGAGCTTGCATTTGTATATTTGCTTGAGCCGCTGCTTGATCTCTTTTGTATTTCTTTTTTCTTTTTTGTTTTAAAAGTTGATTAGCTAGCTTTAGATTTTTTATTTGTCTAACGTCAATAGCATCTTCTAAATCAATACCACCAGATTGCAAAGCTATTTGTATGTTTTGTTCTAACTGAGCTTTTTCTTCTGTGTCTGGCTCTAGTTCTAAAAATATACCAAAGTCATGTAAATTTAGATACTGTACTTCTCTTAATGTTTCTACATTGTAAAGAGATATACTTTCGATTAAGCTATTAGCAGTTAAAGGAAAGTTTAATACATCAGTAATTTTTAGTGATATGTTTTCACATATACGTAATGCTATATATAAACTAGCATTATTTATATGTTTTGTAGCAATGTTAGATTGGTTAGCTGCCATTTTAGCTAAACCAACTAATGCATCTTTATCAGGCATACTACCATCACGTGCCTCGTTTAATCCCGTGACATCTCTTATCATTTGTAGGTAATACTGATATGTTTGTATTAGAGATTGTAATTTAGCTCCAGAGGCTGATGTCTGCAATTCTTGTATAGGTACCTTACCTCTGTTAGGATCTCCATCTTGAGTAAGTGATCTACCAACTATACTACCAGTTTGAAAATACATATTCAATGCTTCAGCTGGATTGTAGTTTGTTCCATTGCCTAAGTCTACCTCAGCTAAACCATCCATATCTAAAAATACACCATCTGGCACCATACGCGCTAAAACTTGTTGCATTTTTAAATGTGTAATCTGTATCATGTCAGCAAAACCTGTACATCTACCAACTAATGATTCTATTCTACCTTTATACATTTTAGGTGCGCATATAGTGTAGTTCATTTCTACTTTAGTAGTATCAGCTGATGGTCTAGTCATGTTCTCAGCTAGCTCCCATTTTAACATTGTATTTGTACCTAAAACTTTAGCTCCAGAATAAAGAACCTCAATAGACCTAGATACCTTTTCAAATGTATCATTTTCTGGTGGATTAAACTCGTCTGTTTTTTGAATTATTTTTTCTAATCCTTGGTCAGTTCTTTTAAGTTTAAAAACTTGATTAGTATAAGTCTTATATTCAAAGTATAAAACTTGAACAGTATTATTATCATAATTACCCCACCCAGTTATATACTGTTTGTTACCAGGCATCTCTTGAATTCTTTGTAATTCATCTTCTGAGATATCTGGAAACTGCTTTTTAAGTTCAGGTATTGTTATGGACTTAACTTCACCAACGTAATATATATCTTCGAAGTTTGGATCTTCTGTATAAGAGTATATTAAATAAGCTGGATCTACATAGTCTAATGTTATTCCATTAGCTTTATTAAAATTAGTTTTAGCAGCAGCTATTCCACACACAACTAAATCTTCATTTAATCTTCTTTTAGTTAACTCCCATTTATTGTTTGCCAACGTTGTTGAGATAGCTTCTTCTTCTGCTATTTCTACAGACTGTTTATATGACAGCTGCATGTGTAGCTCTAGGTCTTCTTTAGTTTCAGGTAATTGATCCTTTGGTACATTAGATGAAGACATGTTTATACCTAAATCTTGTTGAGCTTTTTGAATTTGATCAGCTGCAAACATATCTTTAGCAACATTAGTTGCATACTGTGTTCTTTTCTTTACTGACTCAGGATCTTGTGAATAAGCTTTTATATCATACTCTTTACTAGAAATACCGTTTACAACTATATCTACAAACTTAGCAAGTATTGGCACTGGCTTCCAGTCAAGATTTAAATAACTTAAATCTCCATTAATAGATAATTCGTCTTTATATTTTTGAACGGACTGTTCTCCACGAGCGTATAAACGAAGATGATGAAAGTTATTAAAACTAGTTAAGTATCTATTACCGTTAGTTCTACCCGCACCAAACCATTCTGTCTCAATAGCAGAAGCTACTTGCGAACCGTATTCAAACGTAGCTTTTTCTGCGTCTGGTACTACCTGACTTGGAAACGCGCTATTTGAGTTAGTGTATATTTTCATTTATTCAATTATTTTTGACATAAGACCGTTATTACTGTATTTTTTTATTCCTAGATCAAAAACTTTTTTCTCTAGACGTGCTACAGGTCTATACTTGTTTTTATTACAAGCCATTATTGCTAAACCAGAGCTTATAGAAGCATCGTGTGTTGTTCTATTATTAATATTAAACTTGGCCCAATCCTCTAGTGTTCTTTGAAAATACATTTCCCCATGTTCACCATTGTTTTTTATGCCAATAAAATCTTCAATATATGATTCAATTGCAGCAGCATGTGCTTGTTTTATATCTTCACTAGAGTTTGGTATTCCACCTATCTCTCTTTCTGTTACTGATAATTTAAGTTTATCTGGTCTGTTCATTGCAAAACCTCTATATCCTCTTCTCTTAAAATGGTATAATAATCTAGGTTTATTATTCTCTGCAAGTATAGGCATACCATAGAATATGCAAGCCATTAATACATCTTCAAAAAATATTTCTGC